TGAAGATATTGTACGTGAAATAAAGTTAACTTTAATTAGTATTATACGAACTAAATAATTATATTTATAAGGAAATAGAATATATGAAAATATCAGAATTTAAAAAATTAATTCGTGAAGAAGTTCAAAACGTAATAAATGAAGCTTCTAAAGGACCAAAATTCAGAGATCAAAAGAGTCAATATCTATACAATGTCGTTGTAGCTGCTGACCAACAAAATAAACTAAAAAAGCTACCACAAGCATTCGAAGACTACTTAATTGATTTGGATGTTGATTGGAATCTCGCAACTACAAATAAAGCAAAATTCATGAAAGATATTGCAGACGAACTAAATTTTGCTGATATGAGTTCTGTAGAGTGGGGTGAGATTAAAGGAATAGAAAAGCAATTGGGTCTTAGTACTAAATCAACTAGTTCAACTTCATCTATGCCAACAGTTGCAAAGCCTAACGGTGGTATTATTTTAGGTACAACTAAGGATGGACATGAAATTTATCAAAACCATAAAATAAGCTTTTATGAGTACCCAGGAACGTGGATAAATGATATCATCGTAGATAAGAAAGGTAACAACTATATTGGAAAATCTGGTGAGACTTATAGCTTTAATAACTTCAATAAAATGATAGATAACGGATATAAAGTTAAGGCCGGGGAAAAGATGGGAAATCTAAATTACTATAAAGACTTAGGTGTAAAGAAATAACTATGAAAATATCAGAATTCAAAAAATTAATTCGTGAAGAAGTTCAAAAGGTAATAACCGAACGATCTTTTTCAGATGCAGTCGATCCAAAACTAAAAGCTCAATTACAAAAAGTAGCTAAGGACCGTAAACGCTATCAAGAAGATGAAAACATATTTAATGAAATGCAATCAATAATAACTCAGATTATTATACAGACGGGTATGTCTAAGAGTGAAGCTAAATCATTAGCAGCCGGTGTTATGGAAGATGTAACTACGTTAAGTGGTAATGTAAATCTTATCTTAGGAACTATACAAGATGCAATAGAAGAAGCATCTGGCGACGAAGACGAACAAAGGAGACGAAGAGTGATGAAATATATATTCGGCGATCCTAATACCAAAACCTATGAAGTGATGGGTAGTGGTCCAAACGGAATCACAGTTGCATACTTGGAAAAGGAAGCAAGTACTGCTCAAGGAATGATTAGAGTACGTGAAAATAAGGATGTATATCAATACAAAGGTAGCTTTGATCAAATGATAAAAGAATTGATAGATAAAAAAGTTCTTATCAAGAAGGGTACAAACAAGTATCAAATTAGTAATCCATCTGTTAACAGTACAGATAGGATTGCTCAGTATCACAGTGACATAGCTTTAATGAAAAAAGCTATCTTAAAAAATCCTAACTTCAAAAAGAAATAAAATTAAAATGAACAAATCGGATTTAAAAAAGATCATTAAGGAAGAGATTCGTAAAATAGTAAACGAAACTAACTACGGCGTACCATTAAAAACATCTAAAAAATTACAAAGCGATTTAGATGTATTTAAAATGGCAGAACCTATCTATCTTGCAGGACTTAAAGCAGGTAAATTAAAGCCAACGGCAGAAGCTTTTTTTAAATTGGTACAAGATATTGTAATAGCTAACGGCGTATATTTGCATGATGAGTGGAAGAAAACTGCTAGAGATTATTATATGCAAACCGTTAGAACTGCTTATATGAGAAAAAAGTCTGCATAATATTATATAGACGTAAATAAAATAAATAAAAAATAACAATTAATTTTTATTCTTGCTAAATAGCAATTATATTAATGAATATTATACAATTAACAATTAAAAAAGGTAAAAACTATGGCTATTAATTTAGACACGATCCGTAAGAAGTTAGACTCCTTACAAAATCAAACAAAAAAACAAGACGCTCTTTGGAAACCAGAACCTGGTAAGCAACAAGTAAGAATCGTACCTTACAAGCACAACAAAGACAATCCATTTTTGGAATTGCATTTCCATTACGATTTCGGTAAGAAAACAATTTTATCACCAATGACATACGGTCGTCCTGACCCTATTGTTGACTTTGCTGAAAAATTAAAAACAACCGGTAATTCAGATGATTGGAAATTAGGTAAAAAATTAGAACCTAAAATGCGTTGTTATGCACCAGTATTAGTTCGTGGTAAAGAACATGAAGGCGTTAAGTTTTGGGGTTTCGGTAAACAAGTTTATACAGAACTTTTAGGATTTATCGCTGACCCAGATTACGGAGATATTACAGACCCAATGAGTGGACGTGATATTGTAATCGAATTCGTACCTGCAGATTCTCCAGGTGCATATCCAAAAACATCAATTCGTGTAAAGCCTAATACATCGCCAATTACAGACGATAAAGCAGTATTAGCAAAAATTTCAGAAACGCCAGATATCAATACTATCTTTAAAGAACCTACTTTTGAAGAATTGAAAGGTCATTTGGAAAATTGGTTGAACCCATCGGAAGAAGCTTCGAAAGAAACTATCGCTGACGAAGATGAACCAGCTACCAATAGTAAAAAATCTACTAGTGCTAAAACAAGTAAAGTAGATGACGTTTCAGCAGCATTCGACGAATTATTTAACGAAGGTTAATTATGTCTAAAGTAAAAGACAAACAAGAACTCGCAGATGACTTGGCTAGCGTATTAGCCACGAATCTGAATAAGAAGTTTAAAGATACAAACTACAAAGTAGCTTACTTTCTAGATGGGGACTTAGATTCCCCGTCAGAAGTAACTGGTTGGGTTAGATCCGGTTGTAGTATGTTAGACTTAGCAGTTAGTAATCGTCCTAATGGAGGATTTCCGGTTGGTAGGATAACAGAAATAACCGGTCTTGAAGCTTCTGGTAAATCGTTATTAGCAGCTCATGCATTAACGGATACACAAAGACAAGGTGGATTGGCTGTATATATAGATACCGAGTCTGCTGTAAGTAGAGAATTTTTAGAGGCTATTGGTTTAGACTTAACAAAGATGTTATACGTTCCATTAGAAACGGTTGAAGACATTTTTGAATCAATTGAAAATATTGTAGAGTCTGTACGTAAAGCTAATAAAAATAGATTGGTTACGATTGTAGTAGACTCAGTAATGGGAGCTAGTACCAAACAAGAAATGGCCGCTGAATTTGATAAGGACGGTTATGCAACATCTAAATCTATTATATTATCAAAAGGTATGCGTAAGCTTACTAATATGATAGCTAGAGAAAAGATTTGTTTGATTTTCACAAATCAGTTACGTACTAGATTAGGTGTATCGTTTGGAGATCCTTGGACTACTTCAGGTGGTAAAGCTATTCCATTCCACGCTTCAGTTCGTTTACGTTTAAAGTCTGTAGGACAGATTAAAATCAAAGACGAGATTATCGGTATTAAGACTAGAGCACAAGTAATTAAAAATCGTATGGGTCCTCCATTAAAGAGTATTGATTATGATATTTACTTTGATTCTGGTATCGATGATTTAGGTGGTTGGTTAAACGTAATGAAAGATTACGGTATTGTAAAACAAGCCGGTGCATGGTATACTTATGTTAATAGAGCAACAGGCGAAGAGCATAAGTTTCAATCTAAAGACTTTGCAAAACTAGTTACAGAAGACCCTTCTTTAAAAGAAGAAATCTATAAAGAGATTTGCGAAAATTACATTTTAAAATATACACCAGGAGAAGATTTTGGTGTTGACGATATTCAAATTACAGATGATTTAATTCCAGAAGATTAATGAATAAAAGGTTACAACAGATATTACAAGAAGTTACTCGAGAACATTTAGAAGGTAAACGTCCGACAAAGCTTAACGATAAAGTATTAATAATTGACGGACTAAATACATTCATTCGAGTGTTTAGCTCTGTACCAGCATTAAACGATGATGGTGAACATATTGGCGGAGTAACCGGTTTTTTGAGAAGTATTGCGGCGGTGGTTAGGCAATTTAAGCCTACCCGCTGCATTATCGTTTTTGACGGTAAAGGTGGTAGTGCTCGTAGACGTAAGGTTTATTCCGATTACAAAGCAAATAGAGCAAATAAAACCAAATTGAATCGTCATGAAGAATTTGATTCGTTAGAAGACGAACAAGCAAGTATGCGTAGACAATTCCAACGTGTAATTGAATATTTAGATGTTTTACCTGTAACTATAATGTCTATTGATAATATAGAAGCAGATGATACAATTGCATATTTAGCTACGGATATGTTGGTAGATGCGCAGAAAGTTATTATATGTTCTACCGATAGAGACTTTTTACAATTGGTAGATGATAGAGTAAATGTATGGAGCCCAATCAAAAAGAAAATGTATGATAAAGATATGATACAGAATGAATTGGGTATAAATGCATCTAAGTATTTATTATATCGTACATTTGATGGCGATAAGTCGGATAATATTCCCGGCGTAGATGGTATTGGATTAAAGACTCTTGTAAAGGAGTTTCCTCAATTCCAAACAGAAGAAGAACTAACAATTGAAACAATGTTAGAACATCTTAAAGATAACAAGAAGAAAGCACGTTTATATGAACGTATACAAGGTTCGGTTGATATCTTATCAAGAAATCATGAATTAATGCAATTAAAGAACGTAGATATTGCTGGTAACTTTAAATTACTTATTACAGATTTATTTAGACAGCCAGTTAATGAATATAATCTTTATGTATTTAAGAAAATGTTTATGCAAGATAAAATGTATACGGTTATTAAAGACGTAGATAGTTGGTTAAATTCAAGTTTCGCAACATTAAGAGCATATGCAAGTCAAACTGAAACAAATAAAGATTGAGATAACAACTACAGAATCACTAAATTTATTTAAACAAGTATTTTACGATGAGTCTGACGAAGCTATCTTAAACTTTCATTTAATGAATTATTCATATGCGTTACATGAATTTATATATAAGTTAAATCCTTCATATACTTGTGAAGATATTTTCTTTATATTCTTAGAGAACCAAGTAATTGGGTATGTTACAGCATATGAATCACGATGGCCAGAAATTCCGTACGGTAAAGAGTTTGGAATATTCATAAAAGAAACATATCGTAATCGTGGATTGGGTACGGAAGTTATAA